GTGGCGACGACTCGCGTTGATTTCTTGAGTGTAGCCTCACGGTCTTAACGTATCATGGGCAGGGAACCTAACCACCGGGTGCGTGCGGCCATGAAGGCCAGCGGCAAATCCCGTGCCCAGACCTACCGCGATCTGGCGGCCGGATCCGGGCCACAGGCCAAGCCGTTGGTTAAGGCCAAGGGAGGCGGCCTAGACGTCGAGATCCAGAGGCTTGAGGATCTGGCGGCCAGCCTGGGTGAGTCGGCAAAAGACGACACGCGGGCGGATCGCTCCGAGCTGATCAGTAATTACACAAAGCTGGTCGAGGCGTTACGCAGAATGAAAGGCGACCGGCCAGATATCGATCAGGCAGAGGGCACGATGGTGCCGGTGGACGAAGCCGACAAAGTGCTGGCCGCAAGGGATAATGCACTTGTCCCGCTACTCAAAGGAATGGCAAAGCGGTTGGCTCCGATTTGTGCCAATCGCCCAGCGGTTGAAGTTGAGGCAGAGGTGGAAAACGAAGTTGGGCAGATTATGCGCCAGGTTGAGGCAGCTCTGTGATTAAAGCTCAAGAGGAGCTACGCCGACGAGCACGGATCCGATGGCACTACGAAAAGCCGCCAGGGGTGATCGAGTGGGCGGAGCGAAATATCCAACTCGATAGCAGGCTGACGGCACGGCCGGGTTTATATAACACTACGTGGACGCCTTACGTGCGGGGCGTACTGGAAGCACTTGCGGATCCTGGCGTCCATACCGTGACGCTTTGCTGGGGATCTCAGACAGGCAAGACGCTGACGCTTGCTATCTGGCTGGCGTACAGAATCGCCAACGATCCGGCCCCAGCTTTGCTAGTCATGCCGAACGCGGATCTGGCTAGGTCTTACAGCGAGACGCGACTGACTCCGATCTTTGAAAAGTGCAAGCCGGTGAAACGCCTATTTCCGCAGGACATGGACGACTTCAAGATTTTGGAAATGCAATTTGTTACGATGACGCTTTCCCTGGTTGGATCGAATAGCCCGGCGAACTTGAGTTCCCGCCCGATCTGCATCGCCGTTCTGGATGAGCTGGACTCTTTTGCAGCTCCATCCGAAAAAGATGCGGCCGCATACTCCCTGGCGTTGGAACGGACAAAGGCGTTCCCACAACGTAAGCACGTACTGACGTCTACCCCAACGCTGAACACCGGCGACATCTGGATCAACTATCAGGCTGGGACGCAGGAAACTTTTCACGTGCCTTGCCATGCTTGCGGAGAGTTTCAGGCAATGGAATTCGGGCAGATTCGATGGGATCAAACGGCGCGATCGGAGGATGGCAAATGGGACATGCGAAAGGTAACGGAGACGGCCGCTTACTACTGCACCAAGTGCGACGCACCGTGGACTGAGCGCAATCGCCGCCAGTCGATCGAGCAGGGCAAATGGGTGGCAACAAACGCAAACTCGGAGGCCGGGCGTCGATCGTTCCGCTTGCCAAGCTGGTACTCGCCGACAATCACGTTCGCTGATTGCGCCAAGAAGTTCCTGACGGAAAAACATTATCTGCACGGGTTGCAAGGGTGGGTCAACGGATGGAGCGCGATGCCGTGGGAAGACCAATTTGATGATAACGAGCTGAACAGCATTCCGCCCGGTGCGTTTGCAAAAAAGCAAGAGTGGGAAACGGATCACATTAAACTAGCGGCGATCGATCGTCAGATAGACGGATACTGGTTTGTGGTGCGTGCGTTTGCTAGGGACGGATCGAGTCGACTAATTGAGGAAGGACACAGGCGAACGATCGAGGACGTGGCGCAAAGCCTACAAGATTTAGGAGTAAAGCCGCGCCATGCCTGTATTGACTCAGGTTACGAAACTCAAGACACGTATCGCATCGCCGCCCGCTACGGTTGGATGGCAATTAAGGGCGAGGAGCGGCCGCATTATCTGATCGAAATAAACGGCACACGCATTAAGAGCGTGCACAGCTCTGAGCAAAATACCGACGCAGGCTGCCGTTTGCTCCTTCTCAGCTCCCCGGCTTGCCAGGATTTGCTGGCTTGGTTGAGACGAGGGCAGGGGCCGCTGTGGGAAGTGGCACACGACGTTAGCCCGGACTACCGAGAGCACATGGCGAGCCACAGAAAAGCCCATCGGATTAACCGCAAAACGGGCAAAGACGTGTATGAGTGGATTCGGATCAAGTCACGGCAAGACCACTTGTATGACTGTGAAACTTATCTGGCTGGCCTTGCCGTCTACGGAAAGGTGATTGCCGCAGAGGCAACACTTACGCAGGCATGATTGACACGATTTTTGCGGTGTGGAGCGAGGGCTTATTTTTTCCTTTTGGATTCAGGCTGCAAAAGATCCTGTCGCTTTGCGCCTTGCCTTGGAGGCATTGGCCGCAAGTCAGTTTGAATCATACAACAATAACGGGCGTTATATGGTGAGCGCATCGGTGGCTGGGAAATCGTTCAGCTATCAATTTCAAAAAGACATGGATCCTGCAACTCTAGCCCGGTTGGCTTACGAAGCTTGGCGCAGAGTAAAGGGATTTACAACGAGCGCTCAGGTTGAAACATTTTTAAGCACAAACACGGGTCAAGTGAGTTACCCAAACTACGGCGTCCAGCAAGTCGTCTACCCATAATATGCCTCTAGGAAATTGGTTTGGTCGTTTGATTCGGGCGGGCGCCCAGGACTACACAAAGCGCCGCTACATTTACACGCCGCCACAAGACAGCCGGATCGACGTAACAACCGCAAGCCGGACACAGGTGCTGGGCCTTGCCCGTTACATGTATTACAACAATCCAGTGGTACGCGGGGCGATTGATTGCATGACTCGCAATTCGATCGGCCCTGGCATCAAATGCCAAAGTCGAACAAAGGACGAGGGATGGAACAATGCAACAGAGGAGTGGTTTCACAACTGGTCGCTGGCTTGCGACGTTCGCGGTCTTTTGGATTTCAACACGCTTCAACAGGTGGCCACACGCACCATGCTACGCGATAACGAACTCTTTATTTTATTAACCGATAATGGTGATGGGTGGCCAATGTTGCAGCTCATTGAGGCACACCGCTGCTCAACTCCTGCATATATTAACGATCCAAAAGTGATCGACGGCGTGCGGGTCAATGGCAACGGACGCCCGCTTTCCTATTACATCCGCACAGGAGACGGCGATAAATTCAGTGAGGTGCAGGCCGCCGACGTCATTGTCCTGGCGGAACGCGACCGGGCGGACGAGCTGCGCAGCCTGTCACGATTGGTTACATGCTTAAACCTTCTTCAGGATCGCGATGAGATTCTTGAATATGAAACCGGCGCGGCCAAGCGGGTGGGGCAAATCGGATTGGCGCTTGAAGGCGAGGGGAGCACAGGATTTTTCGGGAACGACAGCACAAGCGATGATGGCATCACGACAGATAAAATTCTAGGCGGCGGCGCAATCTGGAACATTCCTCAAGGACGCCGCTTGCGTGAACTGAAAAACGATCGGCCCAGCCCGAACCTGCAAGACTTCATGGATCAATTTTTACGGGCGGCCGCCACCGGCTTGGGCTTGCCCTACGAGTACCTGTGGAAAGCTGATCTATCCGGGCCATCGCAGAGATTTGTCCTGGCGCAGGCACAGAGGCGCTTTGATGAAATCGCCCAGACCGTCATCACTCAACTCGTCAGCCGGGTGCGGCTGTGGGCACTGGCAAAGGGAATTAAGCGTAAGGATCTGACTGTGCCCAAGGGCATGGATCGTTGGTGGCAAGCGGCATACCACACGCCAAAGCAGACCACGATTGACGCCGGCCGAGATTCCGCAGCTGAACGGGAGAACCTGAAGCTAGGCCTAACCACGTACTCTCAAATTTACGCAGCTGGCGGAGACGACTGGCAGGAGGCGATTGATCAAAAGATTGCGGAACAAAAATACATCAGAACCAAATGCGCCGAGGCCGGGATCCCTGTAAGCGAAATTCAATTCATCCAGAATCAACAACCCGCTGCCACTCCTCCATCCGAACCACCCGCCGACGCTCCGGCCCCCACTACCGAGACGCCAGCTCCGCAGTTGGCGGCAGTTATCCAATCCGAAACTACACAGGCTCCTGTTTTAACTGAAGCCTTCACAATGAAAGACGAGCCAGACTTTAATTTCAGCGACAAAGAGCTGACGATGGTGGCGAAAAGCATTGGTCTAAAAGACAAAAAGACACGTAAAAAGAAATCGAGTTGACGCGGTTTGGCCGATATGGCCGAAAAGAAATTCAAGGGGATCAGCGTCATCACTGCTGGCCCGGCATTAGGGCACGGGATGGTGATTGATGCAGAAACTCTTTCCCAAGTAGTCGAACGTGGGAACGAAGCTGGGCAGGTGAAGGTCTTGTCGGATCACTCTAGCTCAATCTCAAATATCATCGGATATCTTGAAAACTTTAGCTTAGACGGTGATCGTGTTCGTGCTGACCTGACTCTATTTCAAAGCCACACCGGCTTTTCCTATTTCAGTGAACTGATCAGCACGCTTCCAGGGCAGATCGGATTTTCCATCAGCTTCAGCGGAATTCCCAGATCAGCAGAGGACGGAACCACACTGGCCGACGTTCAAAGCCTCTTTTCTGTGGATCTCGTTTTAACGCCCGCTGCAAATCCCACGGGAATTTTTCATGCACTGGTTGACAGCAAAAAAGATGGCATGGATAAAACCACGGCCCCTGAGGTCAAACTAGAAGCGCTGGCAGAAGTCGCGCCCGCAGCACCGGCGGCCCCGGCGCCAGAAGCTCCCGTTATGGAGCCTAATCATAACGACATCCTCAAGGCCATTGCTGAACTTGCTGGCAAAATGGACGCACTGCTTGCGCTCCAACAGGCGGACATCGCTGGCGAACAAGGAAACGAAGCTCCTGAAGCAGAGGCACCCGCTATGGCCAGCGCCAAGGTTGAAGAAACCAAACTTTCCGAACCTGAAGTCAAGGCCGAGGAACCCAAGGTTGAGGAGGCAGCACCCGCTGTTGAAGCAACCGAAACCAATCTTTCCAAGAATGACGAAGCCGGTGCAAAGGCCGAACTCGCCACTCTCAAAATTGAATTAGAAGCCAGCCGAGGAATCAAACCCCTGGAAACGGCATCCAATCAACCCATTTCTCGCGATGAAATCCTCAAGGCTTTCAACGCGGAAAAAGATCCCCGTCGGGCGGCGGAGATTTTCAAACAACTCAAGTTCGCCCGCAAATAACAAAGGACACAAACCACCATGGCAAATACACTCGGATCAGTCTCGAATGGAAAAGCCATCGCCCAGCGCGCGCTCAGCATTCTGGTCGATCGCTTTCCTTTCTTAACGCAGGGCGTCACCGATTTTTCGGACGTTCCCGCACGCAAAGGTGACGTCATCACCACCCACCTCGTCAGCGTTGGCACCGCCTCCGCTTACGACACCACCAACGGCTACGTAGCCAACGATCGGACTCAGACCGACAAGACCATCAGCTTGTCCAGCCTGATCCACTCGACCATCGCCATCCGCGACGACGAAAAAGCCAGCTCGCAGATCAATTTGATCGAGCGTTTTGCTGCTTCCGCCGCCTACGCGGTTGGAAAAAGCATGGTTGATTCCGTGCTCGCCAACATCACCAGCGGCAACTTTACCAGCACGCTGACAGTGGCGGCCGGTGCGTTGACCTATCGCGGTGTGACCAGCTTGGGCTACACCCTCGACAACAGCAAGGTGCCTAGTGTGAATCGGTTTGCCGTGGTGTCCCCGGACAACTACGCCAGCCTGTTGAACGATTCGTCCATCGTGGCGAATGCTCAGTTGAACGCAGACAAGATCGGCACGGGTCGCATCGGTCTGGTGAACAACATCAACGTGTTCAACTACACGGCGCTCCCTAGCGCAGTTTCCAAAGGCTTCGCAGCCCAACAGGAAGCGCTCTTGGTGGCGGCTCGCTTGCCTGAAGTTCCTGAGAACTTCCCTGGCTTGGTCGAGAACGTGACCGAACCCGAATCCGGACTCAGCATGCAGATGCGCGAATGGTTCAACCCGAATCTCGGGCAGACCTTCCGCAGCTACATCGTTCTGTTTGGAACGGGAGTTGGATCGGGATCCAGCCTAGTTCGCTTGGTCTAAAGACTAAGATTATCGGTGGGCCGGTCGCATCGGGGGGTGCGGCCGGCCACCACCTAAAAGATGAAACCCCCACTCGTCTCAATCGCCCTTATCGCCGGCCCCGGCGAGGGGGCGATTTTGCGTAGACTGATCGAGTCATCCCGTGGCCTGTGGGATCAGGTCGTAGTCGTGCCGGCAGTAGGCGCAAACGATGCGCACAGTGTGCGCCAATGTGCTCTGGAAGCCGCTGGCGAGGCTTTAGTGTGCGAGGAGTACCACAATAGCCCTGAATTTAAGGATTGGCCTCATATCGATAATTTTGCAGCCGCCAGGAACAAGGCTTTTAGCCTAGCCACTGGCAAGTATGTGATCTGGGCAGATTGCGACGACATCTTTGAGCCAGGCCAGGCAGAGGCTCATCGGCGAGCCATCATGGATCGGGAGGCAGGCAAGACGGAGTGGGATATCTTAGTTACCATCTACGACGTCCAAAACTCCGGCATGCGCAACAACAAGCGCGAACGGATATTCCGCAGGATGGACGACGGCAGATTACCAGCTCATTGGGAACGGCAGATCCACGAAAGAGTCACGCCCGCAAAAGACACAAAGATCGGCGTGGCAGAACACCTGAAAATCCTGCATGCGCCAAACGGGCCAAAGATATCCAGCGCAGATCGCAACAAGCGGATCATCGCCAGCCGGATCAATGGAATCGGCATGGAGTGGTACTACTTGGCGCAAGAACATTTTCTTAAGAACGAATATCAGCAAGCCATCGGGCCTTGCCTGTTGGCGTTAGAACATTCGGATCTCGGCCCAGCCGAGCGATATCAGCTCCACACGCAGGCATCTATGATGCTGTTGGAACGTGCAAAACGATTAGAACATATTGGAAAAGCGATCACTCTTTGCCCGCTACGTCGTGAGGCGTACGGATTACTAGCTGCTGACAGAATGGATCACGACGACTTCACCACTGCATTTCACATTTTAAAAACAGTGGATTCGATGCCGCATACAGCGGATTGGAATCAGGAAAATCGTTGGTACAAGCACCTACCGCGACATCTCATGGCTCAATGTTTGCGGGCGAATAAACAAAACGCAGAGGCAGACGCTTTGATGAAACAAGGATTCCGAGCAGCCTGGGGAAAAATCACCGTCATTCATATCGGAGATCCAGAGCAGTGCATGCGATCTGTAGCAGTTTATACGGACACGGCGGACAATCCGAACGCCATCCAGCACATGCTAGTAACGCAACGCGGCAACAAACAGGCTGATCGGCATTGTATTGTTCAATCTGCGGATGAGGCCATCAGCGCAGCCGCCGGAGACATTCTTTTAACTGTGACAGCAAAAGAAGGTCAGATGCCCGGCTTGCGATGGGATCTGGATCTGATTGAAAATGGCGCAATCCCTGCGGGAGCAGAACGCTTGCCAGATCCGATCGATCGAGCAGGCAACGTCATCGTCGGCCTTACCACCACGCCGACTAGGATCGGTAAAATCATGCCCACGATTCAAAGCCTGCTGAATCAATCACGTCCGGCAGATCAGATCATTCTCTCTGTGCCTGAGAAGTTGGCACGTACGGGGGAGCGTTTTGGGGATATTCCAAAAGAGCTACAGGCGCTTGCCGATGCTGGTAAATTGCAAATTCACCGAACTAAGGACTACGGCCCGGCCACAAAGTTTATCGGCCCGCTGGAAGTGGGCGGGGATCCTGACGACAAGATTTGCTGGCTAGACGACGATATCCTCTACAGCCCACGCCTTTTGCAGACCCTCGCCGAAGAACTAGATACAAGACCCAAAACGGCGCTAGGTGTCTGCGGATTTTTTATGACGGGATCCAGCGGCTACGCCATCGCCCCGGATCACGGTGGCCACGCCGAAATTCTGGAAGGATTTGGCGGGGTGATGTGTCGGCGTTCTGACATGCCAAAAGCCGATTTATGGCCAGCCGTCCCAGCCAGTCAATTTGTCGGACTGTCTCCCCTGGATCGTGCCAGGTTCCTTGCTGACGATTACATGATGAGCACGGAACTGCGGAAAGCTGGAACTGCCACTCTTGTCTGCAACACGCCAGATTTAAATCGTGGAAACTCCCTCAAGATTAGGCCGGAAGGGCTAGGCGCTGACGCCTTGCAAAATAACAAGGGCACAGGCGGAAACCTTGCGGCCTACGCTTTGCTCAAGGCGAATGGATAAAACGCTGACCATATCCGGCTACAAGCGGCCGGATTACTTTGCCCAGGTATTAAAGGCGTTGGCTTGGTGTGATGGCGTGGGCGAGTACGAGATTACCGCTATTCTGGATCCGTCCGACAAGACGGCAGAACTTTCCGAGATTGCAAAAGGCAGCGGTATTCGCGTTCACATTCCAGATCATCATCTAGGATGCGGATCCGCAATTAGGTACGCGATGACGTACGGTTTTAAAAAATCGGATTATCACATCCACTTGGAGGACGACACTGTTCCAAGCCCGGACTGCTTGCGTTGGTTTGAGTGGGCGGCACAAAACGCCGGTTCAAAAGTGCTGACTGTATCTGCATACAATCAACACGGCGGAGATGCCCAGAACGACGCCTGCGGGTTCAGAGACTGGTTCACGCCATGGGGGTGGGCAACTTGGCGCGATCGATTTGAAAGGTATTTGAATCCAGCTTGGGATCCTAGCTTCTGGGACGGATCCGTTCAGCGGATGCGTGAACGGATGGGAATGGGTGAACTATTCCCGCATGTCAGCCGGATCCAAAACATCGGCGCGGAACGTGGCACGTTTTGTCCTGGGCCTGAATTTCACAAGGAACATCAGCACGCGACACGAGTGGCAACGGATAAGGAAACAAAATGGAAAAACTGCAACACCTAGACATAGGCGGAGAGGATTGGTTCAGCTTTGCAGATCTTTATCGGCGCCTAGTGGCCGTTTGTCCGATGGATGGAAAGATCGTGGAAGTTGGAAGCTGGAAAGGGAAATCTACTGCGTTTCTGTTGGTGGAGGCTTGGAACAAATCGCCTAGGATCGAGATCTACGCTGTCGACACTTGGCTGGGTAGCGAGGAACACGCGGACGATGAATGCATCAAAAACGAAACGCTGTACGATGAATTTCTGGCAAACGTAAAGCCAGTCTCTCGGCAACTTGTTCCATTACGAATGACTAGCCTGAAAGGATCCAACTTTTTCCCAGATGATTGTCTGGATGCAGTTTTTATCGATGCCGCACACGACTACGAAAACGTGAAGGCAGATATAGCTGCTTGGCTGCCCAAGGTGAAGAAAGGGGGCGTGATCGCCGGGCACGACTACATGTGCGGTTGGCCAGGGGTAGATCAGGCCGTGGCAGAGGCTTTTAACTGCGTTGATTTTCAAGATAACTGCTGGGTGAAAGTTTTGACATAAGAGAGACGACGTGACCGAGCTGGAACAACTTATGACCAGCGGCCTTTCTGAAGCGATTGCTGCCGCGCCCGTGACCGCATCTTTTAGCGGCACAGTCGTCACTGGTTTTTATGCATCCAACGAACAGACGGGTCAGCTTGGCTACGGCGGCATGATCGACCCACAAGGCAGCGAATTTGTCTATGTAAGCGCAGGCGTTACAACGCCTAGCCTAATGAGCGTGATCACGGTGGCCGGTATTCGGAAACGGGTGGCCGGGATCAATACAGACAGCGGCACGACAAGCCTTACGCTGAACACCCCGGAGGATGTAAGAAAATGAGCTTACGCCTAGATTTTGAAAATGCGCTGACGAGCTATTTAACCACCGTCAGCCCGTCCAAGCCTACCGGCCTTAACATTCAGGCCGGGCATCGGATCGATGATCTACAGGTGCCAGCTCTGATCATCCATGCTGAATCGGCGGAGCCAGCAGAGCAGGGAATTCAGAGCACCACCCGCAAAATCACTGTCGAGGCAACGGTTCTGACGCCCATGCAAGAGACGGGCACAGTAGCCAGCCATAATGCTTTTTTCAAATGGACGGAGGCCAGATTGAGCAATAAGGATGCGATGGTTACGGCAATCACGTCCGGCATGACTTTGCTGGGATCTTACATCACAGCGGAAAAGAGCGCCGGGAATGATCAGGCCATGGGCGATACCGTCACGGCCGTCTTTTGGGTTAATCCTGCTTGATTAACTAAGCCGCCGCGCCATAGCATGAGCGCATGACGCAAAGGGTGCAGATCGACGGTGGATGGCCTAAAAGAATAAAGATTATAGGCGGCATTGTTTGCTTAGTTGGTTTGTTTTTGGCCATGATTTGGCCTTTTTGTGTGTTGATTTTTCTGGCTGGCCTTTTTGCGTTTATTGCTGGCCGTTTCTGCAAATAGTTGGGTTGACAGCCTACGCATCCGCGTATGGCTTACACTTACGGCACACCCGCTAGCACGACATTATCGGAAACGGTATCTACCAGCTTTGAAAGGGCTTTTATTCAGGGCGCAGATGGCTCTATGAAAGCGCAATTCAAAAAGTATGCGCAAGGCGAGGCAAAAACCGAAACTTACACAACGACCTTGCCCACGCTTGCTACTGGAACGCTAACGAACGGATCCATCACGGCTTACGAATACAAGGAAAGCAACACAGATCAGCCTCGCGTCACACAGACAACGATGGCTTGGTCGACAATCCCTTAAGGAAATTTTATGGCTATTGGAACAACAGTATCAATTTCTGGCCTTGAGCTGACGAGCGTGGGGATCTCCGGATCCGTGGATACTTTGATCACGCCTAGCGGCACGGCCAACACCGTTCCCCCGGTAAAAGAAGCCTTCAACCCGAAATATGAGCTTTCCGCAGAGGGTATTGATGATGGTTACACCGCGACAGGAACCGTGACTGCAAAGGGTTTGACCTTTCAAGTAACCAGCGTCGAGCGCAAGCGCACCCTAGGCGACGTTACAAAAGTTTCTATTCGCGGCACTTCTTACCCTGGCGTTTCTTAATTTGTAGGCCGGGGCGACCATGAGCCTCGACCGTCTGTTTGCTGAAAGCGTGGTCAATCGCGAGAATCACGTAATACTAAAAAGAAAATTAAAGCCGCTGTGCCTTTGGCACGCTGTTTTGCTGGAACTGATCGATAGTCCGCTATGGCACGGGAAAAGCGGCGTCACCATGACGGATCTACGCTTAGCCGTGGCTATTTGCGGAGATTCTTTCCCGCGCTACGTCATCCCATCCGGCTGGCAGCTTGTTCTGTGGGCTTTCCGCACCAGGAAACACAAGCTAGCGACTGAGGCCGCAAAATTTTCAGCCTACATCCGCGACTTTCACGCACCGCCGATGCTGTGGGCTAAGGAAGAAGAGACGACCAAGGCAGATAAGTTATGTGCTTTACCGCAGCCGCTGGACGTTGCCGCCTGGCTTATTCGCCACAACTTTAGCGAGGAGCGTGCTTGGAGCATGCCCATTGGGTTGGCTCATTGGTACTACGTGGCTCTGGCAAAGCATCGCGGGGCAGAGATCGATCTAGTTAGTCCGGCCGAGCAGATTGCTATTGATAAGATTAAAACAAAAAGAGCTGGCAGCCTTGTGGGGCAGGCGGGGTGATATGGCTGGGGCACTATCATTTCAAATCGACGACAGCGAGTTCAGATCAAATTTGCGTCAATATGCGCTGGCTATGCAAATCAGTTTTGCTGAAGCCATCAAACGTCAGGCTAGGTTGGTAGCCGTCAATCTCGCATTTCAAACTCAACCGTTCGGTGATGTTAAAGGCAAACAACAAGGCGAAAACGCGGTGTGGTCAGACCTAATGCCAAAAGAAGGATCAAACAAAGGAATCTTTAAACCAATAAACAAGTACTGGATGAATGAAGCAATTCGCATGAAACAATATGCCCCAGAAAATTTTCAAAGAAGATTTACAAACAAGGATGGAAACGTTTGGTTAAGTGAAGAGGATCAGATTTTAACTACTAAAGGTGCAATTAAAAGTTTTCATCAAAGCATGCGAACGCGAGACAGAAAAAGAACAAGCATGGCTGGTTCTTACACTCGCGATATTGGTAGGCACAAAGGTGGCAATCGAGGCATTGTGGATAAGGATCAGGTTATTGCTTACGTAAAACAGGTGCAAAAAAAAGTTGGCATAGCCAAAGCAGGCTGGGCGCATTGTGCCAAGCAATTAGGCGGATCCCGTGGCATCCCGCAATGGGTAACTAGGCATGCTGGCAAAAAAGCCATTGGCAACGTAACGGACAATACCAATGCCAATCGTGACGAGCAGTATGTATTGATGGAGAACACTGTTCCTTGGATAGACAAATGCTTAAACGGAGGGCAGTTACAGCGTGCCCTTGACATACAGCGAGACAAAATGAACACCGCGATTGAGATCGCTTTAGCGCGAGCGGCCACGGCTTAAGGATATGGCTTTAGTCGCCAAAGTAGGCTTAGACAAATCCGCGTTTAGCACCGGCCTTTCCGCCTTGCAGAACGAGGTCAAGAGCTTTTCGTCTGAGGTCAAGAACATGCTGGCCGGCGGCTTTGCCGCTGGATCCATATTTGAAGGCTTAAAAGGTGCGATTGAAAAAGGCGGGATGCTTGGCGACCTGGCTGAAAAGTTTGGCATAGCCGGCAGCTCGTTGCAGAAACTTGGCAACTCAGCCAGCTTGTCCGGATCGTCTGTTGAGGATGTGGCGGCCGCCATGAACAAGGCTGCCATTAAGGCGCAGGAGGCTGTTGCGGGTAACGAGGCGTTGCAGGCCAGCTTTGCCAAGATTGGATTAACCGTTGCTGATTTGGCATCAGCCAGCCCGGAACAGATTATGATGGCCTTTGCGGATGCCATGGCCAACGGGTCAATTAAAGGCCAAGAGTTTTCCCTTGCTGTGGATCTCATGGGCAAAAGCGCCACGAATCTGCTGCCTATGCTTTCGCAGGGATCGGCCGCTATCAACGCACAGGGCGAGGCCATGGGCGTCTGGTCGAACGAAACGATTGCCAATCTCAAGGCGGCGGATGATCAAATAAAACAACTTCAAAACACTTTTACGATGGTTTTTGGAGGTGTGGCTCAAATTATTAACCCAGCCATCAATGCATATCAAAAGTTTGTTGAGGTTTTGATTCTTTCAGGAGCTGCTGTTAAAGAAGCTATTTCCGGTAATTTTTCAGGTGCCAAAGATCTGATAAAACAAATCAATAATGTCATAGACGAAAATAGAAGCGCAAAACCTCTCGGCGCTGGCGGCCCTAAAACAGTTGGCGGGCAAACGGATGCCGAATCTACCAAAGCCGCTGTCGATGCCGAAAAGAAAAAGCAGGATGAAAAGCAGAAAACAATGGATCTCTATCGCCAAGCGGATGAAATTCACCGACGCCAGATGCTGAATGCTATGTCTGACGAAGACAAGCTGCAGACACTCATGCAGGAACGCGCTGATTTGCAAAAGAAAATCAATCAAACGCCTGAAGGAGTTGATCGGGCAAAACTTGTGGTCGACCAGGCTAAATTAGATACAGAAATCGGCCCATTGCAGAAAAAAGTTCAGGCTGACGTGATGAAAAACATGATCGGCGAAGATAAGACAAAACCCGCAAGCACTCGAACTGAGCCGATGCTAATCTTGGCCGATAGCCTGCAAAAAGTGGGCGGTGGCGGAGGCGTTGCAAGGATAGGCGGCACGGAAACAATTCAAAAAGATCAACTGAACACATTGAAATCCATTGACAAGGGAATCACAAAATTGACTCAAACCTCGTCTAACACCCAGGGAGCGCAATAATGCCTTACTACGAACAGCCCGGCCGCACGACTTCCATCGATAAAGACGGAAAAGCAACCACAACAGTTACGTTTATCGGTACAGAGGAGGCGCCCAGACCGGCCGACCTTACAGGCACTTTAAAGAATAAAAGCGTCACAAGATCAGAGGCTGGCCAGATCCGCACACAATATCAGATAGAACTAGACTCTTCCACCGGCGGCACAAATACGCCAACAACGTATGAGTTTGTGGCATCGGTAAGAACAGTCCCGATTGAGGCGCATCCCAACTTTAGCGAGGATTATCTTTCTGCTGCTGATAAAAAACTAATTAAGGACGCTGTAAATGTTCCAGATCGATCCCCAAACTTTGACAATACAAAAGACAGAAAAAGAGCTATATCTTTGTACGGATATTTGATTGATGGAGTGGAATCGTACTATGTCCCATCAATTATTGTGCGAAAAACTTATCAGGCATCCAGCCCGCCTAATTCCAAGAGAATAGGTAAAATCGCCAGCCCAGGCGTTTTTGTGGCAGGAACACCCAACGGGGCGACCTTTCTTTTGATTAACGTCTCTGCAAGAGGATCCGCCGGATCTTACACGGTGACGGAAGAGTACGAGATGAGCGGTGAGGGAGGCTGGGACACGTTTCTTTACAAATAGAAACTTTGACAAGGAGCGAGGATAGACAATGAAATCCCTTTACGTTGACCTGGATAATAACAAGCTGCTTGCGGGGTCACTGAATCCTTTAATCGCCAGCCAGCAGGTTTTTTACTCTGGCAACACGGAAACGATTAGCGTGGATTTTGTGCAAAGGGACACCAACTCAAATCTGCTAAACTACGCTCCCGCAACTGGAACGACCATCTCCATGGTCGTAGGGATCCCCGGATCCGTGGTCAGCATTCCAGCTATGACCAGATCCACACAGGCGGGCATTACGGGAACAGCGACTGCATCTCTTTACAGTGCTATTACTGCCACGGGAACTGCGTCTAAATATAGCGGAGTTACCGCCACAGTTACCGCGTCGCTTTACGGCAATATCACAGCCCTGGCATCGGCAACGATTACCAGGGGAACGGCCTGCACGTTGTCGCTGTCTGTTGCATCGGTTATTTATCCGTTACTGCAAGTTAGAGCAGTTTCGCTTGGACAAAACATAGCAGCTACCACAAGCACAGTTCCTACTTATAGCAACAGGTTTGGTGCAGCTTCTACTGTTGGAGCTTCTTATGTTGAAATTATTTCAGATGGTCAGAATCTCTGGGGATCTCCATTGGTTTATCAAATATGTGTTACGGGCGGCTTTGAGTATGGCCCTTATTATGCCGTCGCAAACGTTTCGCAACATTTCGGATTTTCAAATGGCAAACTTGTTTCAGTTAGCCCCAGCGTTTTAGATCCTGTTCAAGGGTATAATGTGCAAAGTTTCTCCTTTGTCGCCGATCCTGATTACGTCTATTCAGCCAATTCTGTAATCGTAAATAATGGCGGATCTGGATTCCCTGATGGCGTCGATATCCCTTTTACTATTCCATCTGACGAAACGGGAGATGGAAGGCCATGTACAGGTGTTATGCGTGCAGTTGGTGGAGTTATTGTCACCGCATCTATCGTTTCACATGGGTCAAGATTTACATCCTCAATTACAAACGGCAAAAGCTACGCAATCACGCCAGCTTATAAGGTTCAAAGCATTAGCGTCACATGCGCGGGAGCCGGTTATTACGATTCTATCCCTTCTATTACGATCGACAGTGCTTACTATGACAGCACCGTAGGCGGGGCATCGCAGGCGGCCGCCACTGTGATCACAACAGCGTCGGGCGGCATTTCCGTCATCCTGACTTCCTCTGGCTACGGATATACAGCCACGCCTGGGATCGCAATTCAACCAGCTCGGCTGTCGGACGGATTAAGATTCGCCACCCTTACAAATACGCCAACTGGATATGCGGACGGGATTTATTCATGCACTGTGGCAGCACCAACTACAGGAGCAAAAGCTGAAATCAACATGACTGTCGCAAATGGACTAGCCTCTTTTTCAGTTATAAATTCAGGATCTGGCTACACTGTGGCGCCTGCCGTAACTTGCCCGGAGCCTAACCTAACCAATTCACTGCAAAAAATCACAATTACGTGCGCCGGGATTGGATATACTACTGAACCCACGGTCACCGTTTATGGAGCTGGATCCGGCGCTACCGCTACGGCCACCTTGGCGACCGATGGATCTGTTTCCGCAGTTCAGATAACATCAGCAGGAAGTAATTACACGGGGACAGTTACTGTCGGATTTTCAAAGCCAGACAATCTTGGGATAATTCAGTCGATTTCCATCGTCACATCAGGCACGAACTACAACACAGCGCCTGTTATCTCTTTCAGTGGAGGCGGGGGATCCGGGGCCGTCGCCACTGCCTCTGTCTTGAATGGTGGAATTTACTCGATTGAGCTAACAAATGCAGGATCAGGCTATGTTACAGCACCGGCCGTCACTCTGGATGCCAGCCCATCTCGCACAATCTTTTCTGGCGTTCTTGCTGTCACGACGGCCTTTGTAAATTCAATCCTGCCATCTACTGCCGTCACCATGCAAATTAGCGGTGTTTCTACCATTGGGACTAGCACTTACCTTCAATTACAAGCTGCGGTAGCCGCGACAATCTAAAATGGCATCGGATAGGCCGGACAGCTTTCAGTGCGGCTCCTTTGAAGTAGCTACCAATCCTGACGTTCGACAATTTGTAGACAAACTAAATAAAATGCGAGAGGCGATAGATGCCTGTCGGATACAGCCTGGCTTGGGTTATCTTGTGAATCGTTCCAGCGGCGGCACGACTCTTACCATACGCAATTCAGGCGGATCCCCTTTTATTCTAGAACATCCGTTTAAACTTTCCGTAAAACAAAAAGACAAGAAATATCAGTTTTATGCTCTAAACGGGACAGTTGGGAGCGGCAACGTAAAGCCGGACAACATTGAAAAATGGGTTGATTTTAAGCCGCCTGCTAGAATTTATTTGGAGGCCAAGATCAGCGACCTGACGATAACAGATATCACTATAAAAACGCAAGATAACGACTCAACCTTGGAACGTACTGTTGTGAATGGCGGCAAACAAACCTATGCCAGAATTTCTCTTGGATCTTATATCTCGGCAACAGAGGGGCAGAAGGATTATCATATAATACAAAATGTAACGACAAACATTTTATCACCGCTCTTTTGTTATTCCGGGTATCCAGCTCTGGCCTTAACGCAGGAATTTATAAATGCATACTACGCATGATTATCGAGGGAAGGAATCTTACGACAGGAACCCGCATTCGTTGTTTGCGCTCCGATAATCTTGTCATCGGGGATTTTGATCAAATTAACCCGCCAGAATATGCGCCCAGGCTGTACCAGACGCAGGCCGGTTGGCGCGTGTTTTATACAAACATGGCCAGATGCAAAACGAATGAGGCTTTGTTGCATCTTTTGCGTGTAGGTTGCGATCCGCGTTATGTAATCTACGTGAGCATTCACGGATTTGAAACTAGGATTAGTCCCAAAAAACAGGTCAAAGAGCCTTGGTGCGTGACACGTCTACACGCACAAACGGGGTCGATTCACTCTGATTGGATTAAGTTTATTGATGCGCATGATTCGTTGACTCGCGCCCATGGGATTGGAGAGTTATGCTGACAGAACTTGGATATAAATCGCCTTGCTTTGTTTATGGCAAGCCGCCAGAGCGCCCAGAATGGTACATTGATGCCACTGAAACCTTTAAGCTTTTTTGGGACGCCAGAAAAGGGATTAACTGTTCAATCGTTCAGTATTTTAGATGGCTGTATCTTGCTATTTGGGATTGCGATTTATCCCTAAGTTCAACCGCACTCGGGACTGTGGATGATAATGCGAAAATATACAGCGCAAGAACGAATCAAATTACAAAAGTGGGAACCATTCAAAACAATAGGGAAAATAAAAAACCACAATATAACGAAGATGGAACAACAAGCCTGGTATCCGACCCAACTTTTAACAGCACACCAACAAAATACGGTAAAAACCCGGATGAATGGATCAACCTTCAGCGTCATAACCGATGCGCTGGCGAGACGGTAAAAGCCACATCCTTTTTTACAATTCGATCCACCGTTCAAAATCAGTACATAGGGAGCAGGGGAGTCGATGAAAATCCAATTACTGAATGGCCTCATGGAAAGCAAATTACATCGGTGAATATAACATCGGTTGTGCGTGAACAGACAAAATACTTTTATGTATCCTATCAAATTACGCAGCCCGCTTCTTTTTCCCTAAACTACACTCCCAGTGGATCTGATGCATTTGGGACATATTATGAAACAACGAATGGGAAAATCTTTCCACTGATTACATTTGAAGGAAGCCCATATAACGTAAATTGGCCTGGGTTTGTTAAATCTGATTCCAAGCAACCAACATCATTCCCCACGCAAAGTCGTTTATCAATCGATGGAATCAACATCCCTGTAGGTACGGATTGGGCCCAGGGCGGCTCATCGGGGAGTCTTAATATAGACGTAAAATGGAAAATTGTGAGCGATCGGAATCTTTGACATTCCATCTTTGGCAACCTCATGGCCGCTACTTACAACATCACGATTGAACAGGGGACGGATTGGACTCGGGATCTGTTCCTTACTACCGCCACTCAAGGGACAATCAGCCTTGCTGGCCGGACGTTCACGGCTCAGATCCGACAGATGCCTGGGGGCACCGTAGTCACGCAGATTGCCACTAGCGTGGTATCGGCGGCCGGTGGGCAGCTCCGCCTTTCCGTCACGTCAGCGGCCAGCCTGCTAGTGCCTACCGCTGGGGCAAGGTACGACCTGATTCAGGTAACTAGCGCAGGGGTCGCAACTAGGCTGCTGGAAGGCGCTGTGACATTGAGTCCAAGGATAACCATACCATGAGCGATATTTATCTTCAGATCACCGAAACGCCCGCCGTAGTCACATTAAGCGCACCCGTTGTGTCCAGCGTGATGGTCAACACAGTCACCGTTGCAAACGTGGTAAGCGTGAACGTGGTGACGATGCCGTCAATTTCAATTCAGGCTCCTTCAGTCACGACTGTCATCGGCACTGTGACGGTTGGCGTACTCCCATCGCTGACCAATAATACTAATTTTGCATCTGTTGGACAAAGTATATTGCAAGGATTTCAAAGTTACGGGACTGTGCCAGTTTCTTTTGATGGACAAAGTTTGCAGCAATCTCTCAATGGAACTCTAGTAAACGCAACGTGCCTTACATCCACAAACCGAATCGGCGTAGTGACGATTGGCGGGGGCACTGTAACGATCGGGGCAGGCACGGCACAGATTGGCTCAGTAACAGCGAGCATCTCAGGAACCGTACCGGTCAGCGGCACATTCTTCCAAGCCACGCAGCCCGTCAGCGGTACGTTCTGGCAGGCAACTCAACCAGTCTCACTAACTACGCTACCAGCGTTAGTTGCAGGAACGGCGCAGATTGGGTCTGTTACCGCATCAATTTCTGGGACAGTACCAGTTAGCGGAACATTCTTTCAGGCCACTCAGCCCGCATCTTTGGCGTCCTTGCCAGCACTTGCGGCTGGCACAAACCAAATCGGCTCTGTTACCGCATCTATCAGCGGCACGGTACCTGTCTCTGGCACGTTCTGGCAGGCGACACAGCCAGTCAGCGGTACATTTTATCAGGCCACGCAACCCGTCAGCTTGGCCTCCGTACCTGTGCATGCCGTCACTCTTACGAGCACAACGGTAACCGTCAGCTCCTTACCTGCCTTGGCCGCTGGTACGGCTCAAATTGGCTCTGTCACGGCATCGATCAGCAACGCAGTAACAGTAGGCAACAGCATCACCATTGGCTCGCTCCCTGCGATTAGTGGCACGGTCACCGCCAACCTAGCAATTTCCTCCACCGCCATTACCTCGGGCAGTTTTGCGTCACTTACTTCAGCCACCCTCGTCCCAGCCAACACCTCTCGCAAGATGGCTACTGTCTACAATCTCGGAGCAGGGAAGTTATTTGTGAACGCCGGGACAACCGCCACAACTATCGGAGGTGGATTTATGGTGGCACTTTCTAGCGGTGATTACTTTGAATGCGGATTTACGACCACGACTTTATCGGCTATATATGCGACGACAGGCACGGCCTCGTGGGCAAGTTATTAGGAGTATTATCAATGCCCTTATTTCGTGCAATTACTCCAAAATCTATTTTTAAGGCAAAATGGTATCAATCAGGAGATATTACATTATCTAATGCAACGCTTAATCAAACAACATGGAATCCCTCTCCCATAATAAACACAGGCGATTTATTTACATATTATCACAACTATGAGTCTGGTGGTTATTCTGCAGTTAAAATAAATAGAAATTCTTTTTGTAGTTTTTTTGTGCAAATTGGAAGTCAGGGGAGCAGTTGGGGTAGTTTGGCCCTTGTTACTTCTCTAATAAAATGCCCAACTGCTCCAGACGCAGATGGAAGCGGTATTACTGATGTTGTGTATGAACTTCCAGTATCAGCAAGCGGGTCGCTATTCCCAACATCAACAGGATTTGTTAGGCAAGTTTTTCAACATGAAGTTTATAGTATCATATTTATTCCATCCGGTGCCGACATAACACAAAGTGAAATTAATAGTTTATCGTCTTGGAGTATTGCTGAATTGTAAAATGCCACCTCTGCTTTTATTTCTTCTTCTCTGCTCTTGCTCTCCAAAGCAAGCAGACAAAAACACTCTTCAAACGTACGATATGATGCAAGCCGCCGAGGACGCAGGCCGAACTCCTAGCAAATGAGCAAAGACGAGCAAGCATGCAAAGCCCTGCAGTACCTATTAGACGAGGGCTTTATCTCGTTAGGCTACATTGACGGCAAGCCAGCGGTTTATCTTACCACGAGCTTATTAGAAGCAAGGAAGGCCATCACAAAGCTAGTATCTAACGACTCAGCAGATTGGTGGAAGTGAGTGCAGACCAAGTAGCGGAGCTGAGTGAACGACTGGCTCTAGCTCGAGAAGCGATAGCAAGAATAGAAACCCGCCAGACAGTAATTCTGGATTTACTAGAACGCTCTCAAGCCAGCCTTGGCGAGTATCACGGTCGCCTAACCAACATGGAGCGGGACGCCCACACGATTAAGACAAAGCTGTGGCTGGTGGCGCTTGTATCTGGGGCCGTGTTTAGCACGATCTGGGAACTGATTAAGCGCCGCATCAGCCTTTGACACCCCGCTAGGGGCATGGAAACAATCATCCCCGCACTGCTTAAGGTCGATTGGCTTGGCGCATTGGGTGCAATCACGGCCGCCCTTGCCGCTATTGCAGCGGTTGCCTCGTTCATCCCTGGCGATGAGCCTGAAAAGACTCTGCAAAAGATCGTCGATTTTCTTTCCAAGTTTTCAAAAAAATAACCACCCATGATCGCCGGCATCTTAACGGCGCTGGGCGGGATAACCGGGATCGTACTGTGGTTCTTAAAACGCAAATCGCCCCTGCAACGCAACTGGGAAGCCATAGAGCTAGAGCGACGCAGGCGGCAGAGAGATATAGATGCGTGGTGGACTAAACGCCCTCCTACTGATTAGCGCATTTGCGCTCTGCAGCTGTGCCACGACGCAAACGCAGGACGGCCCGCCGCCTAGCCCGGACAGCATCAGCTACTTCATCTACGCCTGGGACAAAGCAGAACGCACTAACCCCCCGTGCCCACAAGCCTATCGAGACTTGTTTGCGGAATCGCTCAAAGCGCTTTCTGACAGCTTGGCAGAAACTCAACGCGAGCGAGCGCGGCAGTGACCAGCCTGGCTGAAGCTGGCTCCCGCACCCTGCGGGCGATTGATACATTAGACGTCGGCTTTCAAAAGCAGGTAAGGGGCTGGGTGAACGAGATGGTCACTAGCCGGATTGAGCCGCTGATCTACTGCGGCCGTCGGACAATGGAGGAGCAGGCTGCGCTTTTTGCAAAAGGCAGGACGAGCAAAGGCAAGATCGTGACCAAGGCTCGCCCAGGGGAAAGTTATCATAACTACGGGCTGGCGTTCGATTGGGTGCCGCTAAAAAGGACGGCCAAAAATGCGGATCTATGGGTCGCAAATTGGGATGATGAAACCGCGTTCAAATTGGGCGAACACGTGGGCCTGAGCTTTGGGCTAGTCGGCATCACCTGGGAAACAGGTCATCTGCAAACCAGTTTATTTAAGAGCTGGCGTGACATTCCACGCGAGGGTGTGGAACAAGTAAGGGCCAAGGATATTCCGCAAAAAACAAAGGCTAGCAGCACAGTCCGTAGTCAGCCGTGGAGTAGCCGGTGAGTCCCGAACACGAGAAGCACTTGGCCGGCATCTTGTCGGATTTAGTGAAGGACGTGGATGCCAAGTACCGCAAGGGACAAGAGCAGCACGGGGGAGCGTTATGGCGCAGGCCCGTGTGGAAAGATGCGTGGGAGGAATGCCTAGACCTATGCACGTATCTACATACTTTACGCATGCAGCTTTCGGTAATTGCCGATCTGGCTTTGCTGGGGGCGAGTGACGAGAGCGTGGCCGCGTCGTCTAGCAGGGAGAGTTGCCGTCAGATTCTCGCTGTGCTTGAAGGATTCCCTAGCGCAATCGATAAAAAGTGAAGGTAATCCGCAAATGGAAAAAGTGGCTGGCCGTTAGTTGCAGCCATGGACACCTGGCAAATGCGGCTGCCTGCAAGGCTGCGTTAGAGATGAAAAGGCGGTGGCAACCAGACGCAGATTCAATCCTTCACCTAGGCGATTTTGTGGATCTGTCTGGGCTTATGGGTAGCGCAAGGAAAGATCCAGACTCTCCCGAACGCACTGCATCAATCCGTGAGGACTTTGACGCTGGGCTTAATTTTGTTCGAGAACTGGCGCCACGTTACATATTTGAGGGCAACCATGAGCACCGGCTAACCGCCCTGCAATACTCGCCTAGCGCTATTGTGGCGCACTGTTGCACGTCGGCGAAATCGGAGATCTACAATATGTGCAAAGATTTGAAAGCGCAGTATGTGCCCTACGATATTGAGAAGGGGTGGCGGGATCTGGGCGGGACTGCGTTTGGCCACGGCTTTATGTATTCAGAGTCCAGCGCGGTACGCGACCACGTTGAAATGCTCCGCAAGCCTGTCGTCATGGGCCATTTGCACCGGGTAGATCGGACGGCTGGCCGCAGTATTGGC